CAAACTTAGCTGCTGCCTCTTTAGAACCAAAACCCCATTTTTTTAATGCAAGTTTTAGTCTTGTTGGTTTACCATCTTTCATCAAAGGTCCTTTTACTTTTGAGAACCTTGCTGCAAAAGAAATCCTACGAGGGTTCTTACCACTTGATACCGGAGCCTTAACACCAAACTTTTTTCTACCAGCCTCGTTAAGACCTCCAGATGGATTTTGAAACCTCTTAGCAACCATTTATAATATTACACCTCCAAGTGCAAAAGATATTACTAAAGCAACAAGAAACCATTTGTGTTCTTTTGCTCTTCTCTTCCACTCTCTAGGTGTATGACCAAAAATAATCATGCCATGACCTTTTTCTTTTTGTTTCTTAACATAGCAAAATCTTGTTTACCAATCTTGCCATCCTTGTTTGCATCTAATTTTTTTTGTCCACCTTTTAATTTAGATGCCTTCTTCATTTTCATTTTATAAGCCATTATACTAGCCCCTTCCTTTTGTTGCGTTTTGGAAAACCAGCCCTCATATTTGAGTATGCTTTCTTTGTTATTGTACTTTTAGATTTTGACCTAGAAGTACCAGCTCTTTTTCTTTTGTTTATATTCTCATACAAAGACATTAGCTTACCAACCCTTTTTTTCTTTTAGACCTTAATAGGTCCTTATCAGCTTTTCTTGCACCACCTTTTCCAGTTGCGAATGACCGGACCCTTCCGGCTGCCCATGCGTGTGCAGACACATTTTTTGAGCCACTAGAATAATAGGCCCCAAGGCCCCTGGAATAGACCTTGCTCAAAGTGTTTTTGGATATACCACTTGACTTTGAATACTTTGCTATAACTGCTGCTTTACTCATCCTCTTGCCCTCTTCTTGCTTATCTCATCCATCATAGCAGTTGTTAGTAAACCTTTTTTATATAATCTTCTTGTTCTCAATATCTCTGCCTCTTTTGCTTTTGGGTTTTTTGCACCAGCTAAATATTTTAATGGCACACCCTTTTTACTCTTCGGAACTTTCGGAAACTTTCTGCTCATCCTCTTGCTCCTTTTTTAAATCTCTAAATTTTGGATTTCTAATATAAACTTGTTCGTGGCTATCCATAAGCTACTCCACCTTTTTTTCTGGCTGCTCTTTTTTTCTTTTTAGGTTTTGATTTTTTTTTGTGATAGCCTGGCATTATGCACTCCCTAACTTACTTCCATCTCTAGGATTTCTAATTGGAGAATAATCAGCAGTTAATGTATCTCCTCCAGTTAGTTGTCCTCCAACTATTTCTCTTCTTCCTCTTCTAACTTTTGTACTTCTTCTTTTAAGTTTTCTTGGAGATATTTGTTTTGCCTCTGCCTCAGTTTTTTTTGCAACCTCTTCTCTTCTCTCTGCAATAGGAGAGGAAGGTGGCCTTACAATCTTTTTAACTGGGCTTACTACTTTTCTAATTATTCTAGGTGCTCCTCCCATTATGCCATCCTTTCATCATCGTATGGGTTTCTTACCATTGACTGTCCAGTTAGTGTATCGCCAACACCAAGTTGTGGTATAGCTCTATCTTGAGACAACAGTAATCTACCAGCTTGTCGTTTTGCTCTCCTTCTTGAGGAGACTTTTCTTAATTCTCTTTTTTCAGATGCGTCTGCTCTTTCTTCTCGTCTATCCAATGCCTCATTAGCTGTATTGATTGCTGGAGGTGGCTCATACTTAGGCATTTTGAAAAGACTACCCATTATTTTTTATCCTTTGCACAAGGGGTAAAAAAACAAATGTTCATACAAAACACCATACATACCCATCTTTTAAAAAATTTTTTCATAATTAAAACAACCTACTATACATTATCATGTCTTTTTTATTAAAGGAATATTTTTTTAATACACCTTCTCTCTTAAAATATATATGTTCTATCCATTTGACTGCACGAACATTTTGAGCACTAACTGTTACATGAAGTCTATGCAAGTTTAGTTCATCTGCTGCAAGTTCCATAAATTTTAATGAGCCTTTGTGAAATTTAAGTTTCCATTTACGCATGAGTTTCATATCTGGTATCAGCCATAACTCAGCTACACCAGGCCATTGAGGCACTATACCAAAACAAACTATGGGCCTACCATTATCTAAAACAGTAAATCCATATCCTTGTTTTGTTGCTGCGTCTAAGTAATCTTGGTATCCAGGTATAGAGTTTAGATGGTCCTTATCTTCCTGGTATAAGTCCATAAGATTGAGTAGATATGATTTGAATGGTAATACGATAAGTTGTTTACCATCGCATCCAAATATGTTTTCAAGTGTTGCTAATCTCATAAGTGGCTCTGTATTTTTTTGGTACAATAAAGTTTTGTAATCTTTTTTCAGTTGCTCTTATGGTAAACTCTTTTCTTAGTTCCATATCTCCTTTGTACCAAACTCTAACTAACCATTGTCTTTTAGTATCTTGGCTATCTGTTTCCATAGTCTCCAATCAATATAAACACCTGGCTCATCGTAATCTTCAACCATGATAAGCAAATCGGCAGAGCCCTTCCACTTTTTAATTGTAGCAAATCCTTTTCCATTTTTTCTAGCTTTGACCTCAATGTGCAGACCACCAAGTAGTTCTACCTTGACATCGTGTGGAAAGTCTTGAAGGCTACCAGACATTGGTTGTCGTCTTGCCTTTATACCAAGGTTCTCAAATAGTTTCACTATTTTATTTTCAACCCTGGTCCCTTTTCTTTTTGAAGTGTTACTCATCGTCTTGAACCTTGTTAATTATGTAATATGCAATAATCGCACCTATGAATATTGCAATCAATCCTACAACAAGCATACCTATACCAGTTTCAAATGTCATTCAAAAATATTAAAATCTGTTTTTGCTCTTGCCATTTTAAATTTAGGATTATGTCCTCTTGTAAGAGTTCTATGTTCTCCTCCACCTAACATAAGATACATAAAAGCATCTCCGACATGAGAGTGTTCATTTTTGTTTGGTTGGTCCTTGTATCTTTCTCCTCCAGATATTTGTACTCTTCTAAAATGATAACCACCAGACAATGACTTTCTTAATCTCTGACATCTCTTATCTACAAGTAAACCAGGTTTACCTTCTATCAATCTGTTCATAGGCATAGCTCCGGCCTCTCGTCTTATCCTAAAATCATTTGATGCAGTTGGTCTAGCAGTCAATCCAATAGACCTTAGATGGTCAAATGCTGTTACCTCGTATATCTCATCTCGTTTTTGTCCGGCTGGGTCTCCATGTACTAACACCTCGTACTTAGGAAACTTACTGGCTAACTCTCCTTTGAGCATAGTACCAAATCTTTCAAGACCCATATCAAATGTAACTAACTCATGTAAAATAACCCATCTACCATTTTTTAATCTTTGACCGAATATAGCTGCCGGTGTCAAACCAAAGTCCACTCCAACTTGTATAGGTAAACTTATATCCGGCTCTATAAAATCTGTTGCCATAATGTTATCGTCATATTCAGATATAACTGGCTTACCTTCTTGAACATAAGTGTATAGGCCTTGAGCATAACATCTTATCCAGTCTAGGTTCTTACCTAATAATGTTTGTTCGTAATAACCATTTGGTAAATTTTTTTTATTTTCTGTATTAGGATTTGTAAGCCACCATTTGTTTGCTGCCATAACAAAACCATTAGCCTCTGGATTTTCTGGTAAATCTTCTTTTGTGTATTCTTCTACTGCACCTGGTTGCTTAAAAAATTTCCAGGCAAACTTACCTTTCATCTTTTCTTTTTCTGCAAGTCTATACCACCAATGGTCATCATCCATAGGGTTCGTATCCATAATGATACCTCTCCATGGTTTTGCTCCACCATCCGATAGGGTTGGGTAACGACCCACTCTATGCGTTAGACCATCAATAACTGCTTTAGGTAATTCTCTGGCCTCGTTTACCCAAGCCCCAGTAAGTTCCATGGACAATAGTTTCCTAACATCTTTTGGCTGGTCAAGGGCCAGAAAGATAACCTCGC